AGACTTTTGATGCCAAAAAGGATGCACGATCCTTGTACTACAAAAATCAAAAATCCAAAAAGAGATCCCAATCCAAATCTATTTCCAAACGTGCTAAAACTCAAAAAGCCGTTTCTAATTCACATGTAAAATCAACTCATAAATACCTTGACACATCATCAGGTATTGATTTTGAACACCAATCTCTAGTCGATGCTCTTTACCCTAGTGGTATCATCGAACAAGCTAAAACTACACTTGTTAATATGAAACTAGAAAGTAATACTTCCTTACTACTCGAAGTGTTAGAAGTCCTTGGAGCTTTGTCTATTTCGCTCCCTACGTGTAAAACTCCCTTGCAAGTTGCAAGTCAGTTAGTCTTAGCTATTAGAGCTATGACCAATTTTCCATTACGGAATCTATTTTTCGCCAATCTGGTACAATTGATTGGTGTGTAAACTTATTTGGATATAATGTATTAGAACCACAATCATCTACTGAAACTAGTGATGAATGGTTGAAAAAATTACCAAAGATTGCTGAAAATTGGGAATCTATTCAAGGAGCTCCACTCTTTGATAAAATTTCCAATTTAATTAGTGTTGCAGCATCTATTGGCTTATGTAATGCCACAAATCTCACCTGGTCTGTTAAAGGTGTAGAATTATTTCGTGTTGGTAATATAAAGAAACATTCCACTGCGCTTGATTTCTTTAGTGCCATTTTAGATACGACCATCTGTTTTATTGAAGGTGGTTATGAATGTTTTAAACAGGAATCTTTCCGTCCTCTTCTATTTTCATCTGATGAAGGACGAGAATTTGATGAGTTATACTTTCCTCTCATTGAATTACATGAACATGCAATGGTTTTTAATTTGCATGATAAGCCTGTTGTTATTAAAGGAGTTCGCCAAGTGTTAGGCGATCTCGAATATGGTTCTCTCTTAGATGAGACCATTGATTTAGCGACTCGTGCTTTTCAGTCTGCTAAAGGAACTTGGCAACAAAGTGTTTTGGAGAAACGCTTAGAAATTCTTCGACGTAATCGTGCGGCATATAATGCTAAACGTATTGATGGATCTTTGAGATATGCTCCTTACTCTATTTATATCCAAGGAAAATCTGGTGTGGGTAAATCTACTATTGCCCAAATCCTGATGTCGGATTGTCTAAACGCATCAGGTTCAGACCCCAACTCTCGCTTTACTGCAACTATCAAAGAGTCCGATAAATTTGATTCTTCTTTAAAAGGCGACACAAGTGGTATTTATCTTGATGATATGGGTAATACCAAGAAGGAATTTTTAGATAAGTCACCTATTGAGCGTTTGATTGATATTAATAATAACATGATTACTTATGCTAATAAGGCCGATTTACATGAAAAAGGTAAAGTTGAAATTCGTCCCAAAATTCTAGTTATTACAAGTAATGCTCCTTTGGCTGTTCATGCTAGAGAGGGTTCTATTTGTCCTTTTTCTGGAGTTCGTCGTGCCGATATTCATCTTAATGTGGTTTGTAAAGAAGAATATAAGACTAATGATGGAAGACTTAATAAGCGTAAAGCTATGACAGATTTTCCAGGAGATAGTTTAGTTAATGATATTTGGGATATTGCTGTCAAAGTCCCATGTGACGAACCAAATGGCGATATGAATTTACTCGCCGATTATCATAGGAACCGACCTGTCATGAGTATCCACGATGTTCTTAGAGTGGCTACAACAGAGTGTGTTGAACACTTTGATATTCAACGTAGGTTGGTCGCTAAAGGCGAAAACCTAGTTGCTTCGCGCAAATATTGTCCTGAATGTAGGTTGGCAGGAGATCTTTGTAAATGTGCTTTGGAGAAGCAAGCTTTTATGGGAATTGATTTTGATTCCATTAAG